TCGACCATATTAACGTCAGACAGCTATTCATCTATCTACAGAAGATTATTGCTGACGTATCAAAATATACTCTATTCGAAATGAACGATGAGTTCACTCGTGCCCAGTTCATCGGAATTGTAGACCCAATTCTACGTGATGTAAAGGGAAGAAGAGGAATTTATGATTATCGCTTAATCTGTGACGAAACTAATAATACTCCTGATATAATTGATAGTAACGGCTTCGTGGCAGATATATATGTAAAGCCTGCTAGATCAATTAATTATATTCAGTTGAACTTCATTGCTACAAGAACAGGAACGAATTTCAATGAGATTATTGGGCAATTTGCTAATCTAGCCAAAAACAGAGTTGAATAATAGAAGAGGATAAACAGATGGTAGCTATTCCTAATATCGAAGAGTTTAAAGCGAGATTAATAAATGGTGGGGCACGTCCCACCATGTTCTCGGTTAGTTGCACGTTCCCTAATACAGAAGGTAATGCTTCTGGTAAAAATGAACTTACATATTTATCCTACATGGCCAAGGCTGCAAGTATTCCTGCCGATACCATTGGACAAATTCCAGTTGGATTTTTCGGTAGAAAAGTTCAATTAGCGGGTGATAGAAGTTATGGGAATTGGGGTGTATCAATTATCAATAGTGAAGACTTCGTTGTTCGTAGAGCATTTGAAGACTGGCACTTTCACCTTAATGCACCAGTGGCAAACGTAAGAAATCCTGCTCTACTGGCACTAAGAAATTATAAAACTGACGTTACCGTAACCCAGCTAGGCCAGGATGGCAGAGAACTAAGATCATATCGAATGATCGGAGCATTTCCAGCACAGATCGGTGAAATTACATTAAGTTGGGATGTGCAGAATACTATTGAAGAGTTTGATGTAGTTTTTGCATATGATTATTTCGTTCCACTCGATTCTTCTGGCGCATCTTACGCTGGTCGTAACGTTCTGGACACCTTTAGCAGAAATAGAGGCGACTCTGATGTTCCATTAACTGGCGTTGTGCCAACAGGTGGGCAGGTTCCTCTATCATAAATAGGTATAATGGCTAATGAAACTATTTGGATTTGATATTAAAAGAATACCTAACAGTGAACTTAATGCATCGTTTGCCCCACCTGTCAGTGATGATGGTGGGGTAAATATTGCTGTTGGTGGATTTACCAGTGGATATGTTGATATTGAGGGTGCAGCTAAAACTGAATCTGAATTAATCACACGATATAGAGATATGTCACTGCAACCCGAACTTGAAACCGCTATCGATGAAATTACAAATGAAGCTATTTCTGTAGATGAGGATACTGGAAAAATTGTCCAGTTGGATTTAGATAATCTTCAAATACCTGATAAGCTAAAATTTTCAATCAATCAAGAATTTGAACGTTGCCTAGAATTATTAAACTTTAATCATAAGGGTTATGAAATTTTTCGTCAATGGTATATTGATGGAAGATTATTTTATCATGCCATCGTAGATCAGAAAAATCTCAATAGAGGAATCATTGAGCTAAGAAATATTGATCCGAGAAATCTTCGCAAAGTTAGAGAAATTAGAACTCTGGATGCCCAAAAAATTCAACAGATGGGTAGTGAGGGAGTTGTTCCTAAGCAGAGAATAACTGAATATTTCATATATTCTAATAAAAATTTATCAGGTAAAGATTTCGATACACAGTATTCATTAAAGATTGCCAAGGACTCTATTGTATTTTGCACATCTGGCCTGACTGATAAAACCAATCAGATTGTTCTATCATATCTACATAAAGCAATTCGCCCTCTTAACCAATTACGTTCAGCCGAAGATGCTGCACTAATCAATAGAATTGCCAGGGCACCAGAAAGAAGAATTTTCTATATCGATGTAGGTAATCTTCCAAAAATGAAAGCCGAACAGCATGTCCGTGACATGATGGCAAAACATAAGAACAAATTAGTATATGATGCCTCGACTGGTGAAGTCAGGGATCAGAGAAAATTTACAACAATGCTTGAAGACTACTGGATTCCCAGAAGAGAAGGTGGAAAGGGAACTCAAATTGATACACTCCCTGGCGCATCTAATCTAGGCGAAATCAGTGATATAACTTATTTCAAGGAAAGCCTATACAATTCATTAAATATTCCATCCAATAGATTAAATTCAGATGCGCCATTTGTATTTGGGCAGACTGATTCTATCAGTAGGGATGAAGTAAAATTCTATAAAATGATCCAGAGAATGAGAAATCGTTTTCAGGGTCTATTCCTCAATTTTCTAGAAAAACAGTTAATTCTAAAGAAAATCATCAATTATAATGATTGGATTTATCTGAAAGAGAAGCTGAGATTTAATTTCACAGTAGACAACTATTTCGCTGAATTAAAGCAGTCTCAGATTATGAAGGAACGTCTAAATCTAGCAAGTATTGCAGAAGTCTATGTTACTAAATACTTTGATGAAAATTATATTCGTAAAATTATTCTGAAACAGACCGATGCAGAGATTGCAGAAATGGATGCGAATATTCCGGCCGATATGGAGAGAGAAACCCAGAGACAGATTGCCCAGGCACAAAGAGATATTATGATTTCTGAAATGCAGGCAGAGTCTCAATTGAAAATGCAGGCGGCACAGTTAGAGGTTATGCCGCCAGAAGAAGTAAATAAACCTGATATGACTAAGACTAAAAAATCATCTGATAAGAAATAATGGAGACGACAATGGATACTAAACATTTAATCAATTTTGCCCATGCCAAGAATTCCATGGATTTTACTAAAGCAGTAAACGGCATTCTAGCAGATAAGCTATCACAGAAAATTTCTTCAATGCATCCAAATGTTGCAAGTGAGTTATTTAATAAAGGATATACCCCGAAATCCGGTGATGAACAAAATTTTGTAGATAAACATACTATTGCTGTAGTTGATTATCCAGTCGAAAATAAAGACGGATTACCTTTCAGAGACGATTCACTAAATACTAGAACCGCCAAAGAAAATGATCCCGCATCTTATGATAGGGGTGAGGATGAAAAAGTATATGAGGAAAGTGAAAATTTAGACGAACGTAAATTAACTAAACCAGAAATGAATAAAAGAGAAGAAATAGCAAAGGCAATTGAACGTAAATTTCCAAAAATGGATATGCAAAAGAAAATGGCAATTGCGACAGCCCAAGCTAAGAAATCCGCATAAATTTAAAGGATACTAATATGATTATACTAAAACCATTAGCAAATGCAGTTTCATTAGGCAATACGGGTAATACTGTAAGTAATGCCACTTTAGTATATGTATCAACCCATAATCAACATGCAATGATTACTCTTGCTAATTCATCCGGTGCTAACCTATCGTCTATTTTCGTTACAAATCCAAATTCTATTATTATAGAAAAGAGACCCACAGATTTATTATTAGCTAATAGTTCATCTGATGTTTATGCAACTAAAATAGCATATAGAGGTTAATAAAATAATGGCAAAATTAATCAGAGAAAATATTGAGGATATCAATGTATTAACAGAAGCCGCCGAGGGTTCTGATGTAAAAAAATACTATGTTGAAGGGATATTCATTCAGGGAAATTCTCCTAATAGAAATAGAAGAATTTATCCCATGGCTGTTCTTGAAAAAGAGGTTGGGCGATATGTGAGAGAATCTATTAATGAAAATAGAGCATTAGGTGAACTTGGGCACCCGGAGAGTCCTACCATTAATTTAGATAGAGTAAGTCATCAAATTATGAAACTTACTCGTGAGGGTAATGATTATATTGGTAAAGCTAAAATTCTTGACACACCAAATGGAAGAATTGTTGAAAGTTTCCTAAAAGAAAAAATCAAAATTGGAATGTCAACTCGCGCCATGGGTTCTCTAGTCGAGAAGAATGGAATCATGGAAGTTCAAGATGATTTAAGATTAGCTACCGCTGGTGATTTCGTTGCTGATCCATCTGCCCATAAAGCATTTGTTAATGGAATTATGGAAAATGCCGAATGGGTATATGACCTAGCCACTGATTCTTGGAAAGCAATAGATTTACTAGAGCAGACAAGAAAAGCTGGTAAAATTCTAAATGAAGAAGAAATTTTCAAGGTATTCAAGAAATTCATTTCGAATATTGTAAAATAATATATAAGTATAATAAGGAGTCATGTCATCATGGATAATAGGGAAGAAGAAAATATGGACGATAAAGCTGAAAACTTAGACGAGACTGCGGCATTAGATTCACTTAAACCAAATTCTATGCCTGCTGATGGCATGACTAAATCAGATATGCTTTCGAATCTGGTTGGTGCAATGAATGGCATGAAGAAGTCTGAGTTAGTCGATTTTTTCAATAAATCAATGGCGCAGTTTGGTCCCAATGCTGATTTAGGTATTCCAGATGGAACATCACAGAGAAATGCCGCCACCATTGTTCCGAAGGGTTCTCCGGTTCAGGAAGACGTTAATGAAATGTTTTCTGGAACAGAACTATCAGAAGATTTCAAAGATAAAATTTCAACTTTAATTGAGTCCGCTGTAAACGTTAGAACTAATCTAACTATTGCCCAGCTACAGGAAGAGAATGAAATTAATTTCAACGAATTAGTTGAAGAGTATAAGGAAGAGCTATCAGAGAGCATCGACCAATATCTTTCATTCGCTGTTAATGAGTGGATTGAGGAAAATAAGGTAGCTGTCGAGACTTCTATTAAAAATGAACTCCAATCTAGTTTCATGACTGGTCTCCATAATCTATTCAGAGAACATTATATTGATATTCCAGAGGATAAATTAGACCTTCTTGGACAGCTAGAGAGTGAGATTGAGGAACTGAAACAGAGCTTCAATAATATTCAGAATAAAAATATTGAGCTATCTTCTACTAATGAAGAGCTAAATTGTCAGTTGGTTATTACTACTGCAACCAGAGACCTAACAGAGAGCGATGCTCTACGGTTTATGGATTTGATTGACGGTATTACTTACACTGATATGAAGAACTATGAAACCAAACTCAATACTATTAAAGAGAGCCATTTCTCTAACAAAGCTGAAATTGTTAAAGAACAGGAAGAAGTAATGGGTATTGATTCACTGAATGAAAACGCTGCTGATGAGCCGGTGATTACTGGTGCCATGTCCAAATACCTAGAAACTGTAGCAAAAACTACGAAAAAATATATATAATTAAATCAAAGGGAGTTACTTAAATGCAATTACATGAAGACATTCTAAGAAAGTGGGCACCGCTTCTAAATGCAGAGGGATTATCTAAAATCACTGATGCTAATAGACGTAACGTTACTGCCGCTCTTCTGGAAAATACTGAAAAGGCTATCAGAGAAACCGGAAGCTATGCGCCGCGCTCGCTATTAGAAGCGGGAGTCCCTACTAACGTAACCGGCGATTCCATTGACAACTATGATCCAGTATTGATTTCTATGGTCCGTAGAACTATGCCAAATCTAATGGCATATGACGTTTGCGGTGTCCAGCCGATGACTGGTCCAGTTGGTCTTATCTTTGCTATGCGTTCCCGTTATACTAATCAGACTGGTGCTGAGACTTTCTATAATGAAGTCAATACTGCATATGCGTCTGTCCTAACTGGCGCAAATACAATAGGTAATAAGCATGTTGGAACACTCCCTGGTTCTACATCAGTTACAGCTAACCTTGCCGAAGAGGGTATTTACAACTATGGTGGAGGAATGTCAACTGCACAGTCCGAAGCTCTAGGTGCATCTTCTAATACTGCTATTCCGCAGATGAGCTTTAGTATTGAGAAAGTTTCTGTTACTGCACAGTCCCGCGCTCTAAAGGCTGAGTATTCACAGGAAATGGCGCAGGACCTAAAGGCTATCCATGGTCTAGATGCTGAGACCGAACTAGCTAATATTCTATCTACTGAAATTCTTGCCGAGATTAATCGTGAAGTAATTAGAACTATTGCTGTTACTGCTACTCGTGGTGCCAACACTGGAACAACCACACAGGGCATTTTCGATCTTGATACTGACTCAAATGGCCGTTGGTCTGTTGAGAAGTTTAAGGGCCTAATGTTCCACCTAGAGCGTGAATGTAACCAGATCAGCCGCGATACCCGAAGAGGTAAAGGCAATATCATGATTTGTTCATCTGATGTTGCATCTGCCCTACAGATGGCCGGTATTCTTGATTACGCTCCTGCACTAAATTCCAATCAGCTACAGGTTGATGATACTGGTAATACTTTCGCTGGTGTTATTAATGGCCGACTAAGAGTTTATATTGACCCGTATGCCGAGGGCGGAAATTATGCCGTTGTTGGTTATAAAGGTAGCTCTACTTTTGACGCCGGACTATTCTACTGCCCATACGTTCCTCTACAGATGGTAAGAGCCGTTGGTGAAGACAACTTCCAGCCGCGAATTGCCTTCAAGACACGATATGGTATGGTTGCTAATCCGTTTGCCGAAGGTGCTACAGTTGGTAATGGTGCGCTAACTAAGGATAGTAATAAATACTACCGTAGACTTATCATCACAAACCTTATGTAAGATTAAGGTTTAATCTAAACCGAAAACGCCCAGGGTCAAATCTGGGCGTTTTTTATTGTGTATTTACTTACTCTATTGTTATAATCTTCTTCTTTAGAAATAAAGTGAACGGGATATCTAATATTCTACCATTCATTTTTAATATCATCCCAAATGTTTGATAATACCCTTCTATTAAAAGGATCATATACATCAGTAGATGATAGAAATACTTCCCAAAGAGAAGAGTAATAAATCTTCATCGGTAATGTCTGCATCATTCCAATTAAAATCATCTGGATGATCGGCAAACCATTTTGCCATTTTCTTATCCATTATACATCAACGAATCCAAATTCTTCCAGTGAAATAAATTCCGTTCCCTTATGAATAAATCTACGTGGAAGATGCCAGTGACCATGCACCCACATTTTTGGTTTATTCACTACCAGAACTTCTTCCAGAGCATGTCGTGTTCTACTATTCCAATCAGAAAAATTCACATAACCATTTTGAATTAAACCACATGCAGATTCTGGGCAATCATGAGTTACAACAATATCGTAACTTTTATTACGTTTAACTACATTATCGATAATGTCATACAATTCACTAATAGATAGTTCTTCATTTCGCCACCATGAAACTCCTTCCTTGCGAA